GCCCAGCCGATACAAGAGGGTAGAGAAAATGACGACCAGAGACAAGAGCGACAGACTGCACCAGAAAATATATGATTTTCTGCTATACATTTATCCATTGCTAAGCAAATATCCGAAGTATGAAAAATTCAGCTTACAGACAGCGACCAGAAACGCAATACTGGAAATGCTGCAAGACGTTATCAAGTGGCAGAAAACGGCAACAAAGAGCCATTTATATGCAGCGGATACGGCATTGCAGCAAAGTAAGGAATTGCTGCGGCTGGCAAATGACTTAGGATATAGCGCAATGAACGCCCAGCATTACGGCGTAAGCTGTAGGAAATTAAAGGAACTGGGCGTAATGCTGGCAGAAATTATAGAAGAGGTAAAGGCTACAAAGTAGTATAAATAGAAATGGGGCAGCTGCTTACTACAGCCCTCTGGCGGCGCTGATAGCGGGCGGCAACTGGAACAATGGCGCTAATGCGGGCGCACGTGCCGTGAATTGCAACAATTACCCGTGGAATGTCAACACGAATATTGGCGTGCGTGGGGCGTGTGACTTAGTGAAAGTATTTTAGGCTTAGCGTATCTACGGAACACTAGCAAGATAGGTTAATACTTAATAGCCTATAGTCAGAGCGGCTGTCCCGCCGTAAGGCAAAGAGAAAAAGTAAGGCTGCTGGTTAGTAGCTGCGGCGAAAGGCAGGAGCTTTTTATAATGAAACGAATAGGGCATATAAAAGACCGGGACGGAAAGGCGGTTACGCTTATTGAGGCTATGGCAGACAGTGGAAACATACAAAAAGCCTACAATAAAGCGAGAAAATGCAAGAGATACAGAAAAGATGTGCTGATATTTACCAAAGACAAAGAAGAAAATCTGGAACGGGTACGCAATGATATTTTAGGGCTTACCTATGAGCCGGGAGAGTATCGGTATTTTAAAGTATATGAGCCAAAAGAGAGGCAGATAATGGCGCTGCCGTTCTACGACAGAGTAATACAGCACGCTATAAACAATGTATTAGAGCCTATTTTTAATAAAAGGTTTATTTATCATTCTTACGCCTGCCGGAAAGATAAAGGTATGCACGCTGCCTCTGATACGCTGCAACGCTGGCTATATGATTGGGACAAGCGCCATAAAGACCAGCCGCTATATGCAATCAAAGCAGACATACACCACTACTTCCAGAGCATCACACACGAGATACTTAAGGCAGAGATAAGAAAAGTCATTAAGGACAAGAAAGCGCTTGTACTGATAGACCGGATAATAGACCATAACGGGCAGATGCCAGACGGCATAGGGATACCAGTAGGAAACCTTACAAGCCAGCTGTTTGCTAATATTTATCTCAATAAGTTAGACCAGTACATAAAGCACACGCTGGGCGTTAATGAGTTTGAAAGGTATATGGACGACTTTATAATACTTAACCCAGATAAGGAAAAACTGCGGTACTGGCTGGCAGAGATTGAAAGATTTTTAAGAGACGAACTGCGGTTAGAGCTGAACCCTAAGACGACGATTTTAGCCGCAAAGAATGGCATAGATTTTGTTGGATACAAACACCGTGCAACACATAGGAAAGTAAGACCAGACAGCGTTAAGCGTATCAAGAAAACTATTAAGAAGTACGAAAGAGGAAAGATTACAAAAGAGCAGTTACAAAAGAGTATACAGAGCTGGACGGGACACGCAGGACACGCCGACAGCTATAATTTACAAAAGAAAATAATCATGCTGGCGCAGGCAGCGGAAAAGAAAGGGGGCAGCATTTCATAAATGGCAGGAAACGCCTTACTAAAGACGCTGGAAGAACAGCAGAAAACTATACAGCAGCAAAGTGCGCTGATTGTGGAACTGGTAGAGACGCTGGAACAATGGGAGCAGACGGCGGGCTATGATGCAAGAGAACTGAAAGAAAGGGCAGCAAGGTTGTGGGTAAATGGTGGAGAAACCGAGACAGAATACGGGTAAGCGGAAATGAGGCGCTGGTAGTAGAGCTGGAACGGATTAGAGACGAGGACGACAGACAGAACAAAAGAATTGCAGTTATTGAAGAGGATACAAAAGCGATACATAAGCTGACTGCATCTATCGAAAAGTTGGTGATACAGATGCAGGATATGTTATCAGAACAGAAAGAACAGGGCGAGCGTATCAGACGATTAGAGGAAGAACCGGGGAACGCATGGAACGAAGTAAAGAAAAAAGCCATTGATACCGTTGTAGGGTTGGTGGTTGGTGCGTTGGCAACGGGGCTTATCTACATGATAGCCCAGAATATGTAAAGAAAGGACAAAGTATTATGAAAAAAATTGATTGGGTAAGAAAGTTGACAAGTAGAAAATTATGGACGGCGGTAGCGTCGTTTGTTTCCATGATGATTGTAGCGACTGGCGGCGCAGAAAATACCGCAACGCAGGTAACAGCGTTGATTATGGCGGGAGCGTCTGTAGTGGCTTATATCATTGGCGAGGGGCTTACAGACAGCGCAAACATTGGATTGGAAGAGGGAGAAGTAACCGAAGAGTAAGACAGAGCAGCACGGAGCGCTTGCGGGAAACCGCAGGCGCTTATTTTCATTCAGAAAGGACAGAAAAAGTATGAAGAAAATAAACAGACTGATAAGCGGATACAATCATAATCCGGGAAGTATTTCACGCATTAAATACATTGTAATTCATTATGTAGGCGCATTGGGCGGCGCAAAGGAAAATTGCCAGTATTATGCAGGGGGAAACCGTAACGCCTCTGCGCATTATTTTGTAGGGTTTGACGGGGAAATATGGCAGAGCGTAGAGGACGCTAATATAGCGTGGCACTGCGGAGCAAACAGCTATAAGCATAAGGAGTGCAGAAATTCAAATAGTATCGGTATTGAGCTTTGCGTAAGGAAACGGGATACAAGCAGACTGGGAGCAGAGGATAAAGACTGGTATTTTGAGGACGAAACAGTAGCAGCAGCCGTGGAGCTTACAAAATATCTGATGAAAAAATACGGCGTGCCTGCGTCCCGTGTAATCCGGCATTATGACGTTACGGGAAAGATTTGCCCGAACCCGTATGTATATAATACAACAGCACATACATGGGACGAGTTTAAGAAGAAAATTAGCGGAGCGGCAGCGCCTACTACTAAAAAGCTGTACCGTGTGCGTAAGAGCTGGAAAGATGCAGCAAGCCAGCTGGGAGCGTTTGAAGAACTGGAAAACGCAAAGAAAGCGTGCAAAGCTGGGTATACCGTCTACGATTGGAACGGCAAAGCGGTATATCCGAAAACGAGCGAAAGCAAGCCGGATACTGGGAACGTACAAGAAAAAGAAATCTGGGACTTTTTCACGAAAAAAGGGTTAAATGCCTATGCGGTGGCTGGCTTAATGGGAAATCTGTTTGCAGAAAGTGGGCTTAATCCATGTAACTTGCAGAATACCTATAATAATAAGCTGGGAATGGGAGACGAAGAATATACAAAAGCTGTAGACGCTGGCAGCTACGGTAATTTTGTAAATGATAGTGCAGGCTATGGGCTGGCGCAGTGGACTTTTTACACCAGAAAGCAGGCACTTTTTGATTATGCGAAAGCTGCGGGCGTGTCTATTGGAAACATTGCTATGCAGCTTGCCTTTTTGTGGGAAGAATTGCAGGGGTACAAGTCTGTTATGGATACTCTGAAAAATGCAACGTCTGTACGTGCTGCGTCTGATGCGGTGCTTACTGGGTACGAAAAGCCAGCAGACCAGAGCGAAAACGTAAAGAAACAGCGGGCAGGATATGGCGACGGATACTATAGAAAATACGCAGGGGGAGCGGTAGCGCCTGCCATTAAAAAGCTGTACCGTGTGCGTAAGAGCTGGAAAGATGCAGCAAGCCAGCTGGGAGCTTTTGAAGAACTGGAAAACGCAAAGAACGCCTGCAAAGAGGGGTATACAGTCTATGACTGGGACGGAAAGGCGGTATACAGTAAGCAGACAACAAAGAAACTACCGTATAAAGTGCAGATTGATGTAGACGACCTTAGAATAAGAACGGGAGCGGGCACAGGTTACGCAGTAACGGGAGAATATACGGGCAGAGGTGTATTTACGATTGTGGAAGAAAAGGCAGGAAAGGGAAGTACGGCAGGCTGGGGAAAGCTGAAAAGCGGCGCTGGCTGAGTAAGTCTTGATTACTGCACAAAGCTGGTATAAGTGTTTGGGCGTGTCGGTTTATGTGCGGCACGCCCTTATTTTTTTACATATTTTCTTTGAAAAGCGTTGACAATATACCAAAGTTGGTATATAATTAAAACATGGAAAGGAGAAAAGAACAAATAAACGCAAAGCGTTAGAAAGGAGAAACGGCGCAATGGGTAAGAAAAAGAAACATAAGAAAAAGCCTATCAAGTGGCAAGATTTGGCAGTCAATGCACTGATAGACTTAATCGTAGGAACGATACTTATTATAATAGATAAGCTATTAAATTGAGTATCCGGTGGGCGAAAGCCCACCACCTACTTAAAATATATCATAAACCCAAAGCCGAGTAAAGAGCATGATTTTGAAGTTGGGCATATTTTTAGTAGCTGTAGGGCTGGTAAAGCTGCTGGTAGCGCTGGCAATGAGAGCGAAAGAGAAAAGAGGTAAAGAATGATAGGCGAAAATATAAGAGCAGCAAGAAAGGCAGCAGGCGTTTCACAGAAAGAACTTGCGGAACGCCTGCAAGTACATCAAAAGGATATTAGCCGCTGGGAGAACGGGGCGCACGTACCAACAGTAGAAATGCTGGTAAAAATTTGTAGAGAGCTTAACGCATCTGCTGATGAAATTTTAGAGATAGAGGTAAGAAAATGAAAAAAATTCTGGTATTATCATTTGATGATATAAAGGGCGCAAATTGCGCACACTGTATGCTTAGTTTTAGCAAAGGGGAAAAGTATCATTGTGCAGCATTGGGGAATAGACCTATTTGCCCGGAAGAGGGAAATAGGAAAGATTGCCCGTTGATTGATGAACAGAAAGACAAATAACAGAAAGAGAGGGCTTATTATGGGAAAAAGGAAAATGATTTTTTATGGAGTAGCTGCATTATTTGCAGTAAGTGGAGCAGTTGCGCTGCCGTCCGGGAATGTCACGGGCGGGGTAGGCTGTCTGGTAATTGCCGCAGTATGCGCATTTGTGGGAGCGAAAGGAAAAGCAGGGCAGCAGACAGATAAAAAATCAGTGTCACACGTTGCGCCTGCATCTGCAAATGAGCGGATAGCAGAGACGATACGCACAAAATTAGTGGGTGTTACTTATGACAATGAGGACGGAGAAAACAGACAAGACATTTTAAGCAGCATGACGGGAGATGAAGAGGTAGAGGTAGAAAAATATATCTTTAATGGAGAGCCTGCCGCATATGTGAAATGTGGTAATAAGGTGCTGGGAAACCTTGCAGCAGAGCTGGCAAAGGATTTGGCAGAAAAATACCCAGATGCCCGGTACACCGCAGAAATACTGGAAATTTCTGGGGGGGGGGTACATACGTTCGGGTGCAATATTGAGTTAGATGTTATTGTAGAAGAACGACAAAAAGAACAGCAGCCAGCAGGAGAAACAATAGTATACGTAGACCAAAGCAGCAAGAAGTACCATAGTAAGCCTACTTGCTCTGGCATGAAAAATGCAAAGGGCATACCACTAAGCCAAGCGAAAAAGAAATATACAGCTTGTAAGAAATGCTGCAAATGGGGATAAGAGCGTAAGCCGCAGACTTGTAAAAGAGTTTGCGGCTTTTCGTCGTATATAGAACAAAAGAGAGGTAGAGAAAATGGCAAAGGGCTTTAAGCATCTGACAAAGGCGGACAGGATAAAAATAGAGGCATTATTAAAGGCAGGACACAGCATAAAGGAAATTGCAGACCTACTGCACGTACACCGCAGCACGATATACAGAGAAGTAAAGCGGGGGATATTTACGGCGCTCAATTCAGACCTTACGACAGAGGAACGCTATAGCCCAGACATTGCCGACGATAAGTATAGAGAAAATTTGAAAAGTAAGGGCGGGGTACTTAAAATAGGGAATGACATAAAACTTGCGAATTACATAGAGGACAAAATAATAAATGAAGATTATAGCCCAGCAGCGGTACTGGGAGAAATTAAGGCGCAGGGAAAAGAGGGGGAATTTAAAACAACGATATGCGTAACCACTCTTTACAGCTATATTGATAAGGGGATATTTTTAAGACTGACAAATAAAAATCTGCCAGTGAAGAAAAATAAAAAGCGGAAATATAACAAAGTGGATAAGCAACAGACCAGAGCGGCAGCAGGAACAAGCATTGAAAAGCGCCCGGACGAGGTGGAAGAGCGTAAGGAGTTTGGACATTGGGAAATGGACAGCGTAATAGGTAAACGTGGAAAATCAAAAAATAGTTTGCTTGTACTGACGGAAAGAAAGACCAGAGCGGAAATTATTTTTAAGCTGCCAGAACACACGGCAGCAGAGGTGGTAAGCGCAGTAGACAGATTAGAGAGAAAATGGGGAGAACTATTTAAGCAAGTATTTAAGACGATAACAGTAGACAACGGCAGCGAGTTTGCATATTGTGAGGAATTGGAGCGCTCTATATTGAAAGAGGGCGAACAACGGACAAAGCTATATTATTGCCACCCGTATAGCAGTTGGGAACGTGGGACAAATGAGGTTACAAATAAACTGGTGCGCCGGAAGATACCAAAAGGGGAAAACTTTGACAGCAAGACTGACGAAGAGATACAGAATATAGAAAACTGGATAAACAACTACCCACGCCGGATACATGAATATAGGACAGCAGGGGAATTATTCACGGAAGAGGTAAGAAAAATAGGATAGAAAAAAATTTAAAAAAGTGTCGCATTTAATATTGACATTTTTAGTAATGAAAATAATATTCATTTTATCTTAGCGAAGGAAAGGTCTTGTGGTATAATGAATAAACCGAGACGGTCTTCCAAGTTAAATGAACATTTGATGAAGGAGACTAAAATATTATGAGTGAAAAAAGGAGAGATCATAGAGGACGTATATTACACAATGGAGAAATACAGTTATCTGATGGCAGATATCGATTTAAGTATGTCGATGAGATGGGAAAGGAGCGCTGCGTATATAGCTGGCGCTTAGACCATAACGATGCAACTCCGAAAGGAAAGCGCCGTACTTTGTCGCTTCGGGAGATGGAGAAGAAAATCCAGGCGGACCATTTTGAGCAGATTGCAACAAATGGCGGAAATATGACGGTACTGGAACTGGTTGAAAAATATATATCAACAAAAACCGGTGTCAGACCTACTACAGTTGCAGGATACGGAACAGTTATCAATTTATTGAAGAAAGATCCATTTGGAAAAAGAAGGATTGATACGGTTCGGATTTCGGATGCAAAATGTTGGCTGATACATCTTCAGCAGGTAGAAAAGAAAAGTTATAGTTCCATCCATTCAATCCGAGGAGTTCTTCGTCCGGCATTTCAGTTGGCAGTGGATGATGACCTGATCAGGAAAAATTCATTTCAGTTTCAGCTAATGGAAGTGGTTGTGAATGACAGTGTGACAAGAGAGGCAATCAGCAGGGCTGAGGAACGAAAGTTCCTACGGTTTGTGAAGGAGGATCCTCATTTTTGCAGGTATTATGAGGGGATTTACATATTATTTAAAACCGGCCTTCGCATCTCGGAATTTTGTGGTTTGACCATTTCTGACATTGATTTTAAGGAGCATACGATCAACATCGATCATCAATTGCAGAAAAAATCAAAAATCGGATATTATATTCAAGAGACTAAAACAACCAGCGGAACGAGAAAGATACCTATGACTGCAGATGTAGAGGAATGCTTTCGGAAAATAATAGAAAAACGAAACCCGCCCAAAGCAGAACCTATGGTAGATGGAAAAAGTGGATTCTTATACTTTGATAAAAATGAAAGTATCTGTTATTCCCTGCACTGGGAGCATTATTTCCAACACAGCATTCAG